TGTCTGCCGTGTCTTCCAACTTTCTCGCACAGGTCCTTGTTTTACAACTTCACATATAGTATTTGGATAACGAGAATCATCTACTCTATTCAAAACAACATCAGCAACTGCCGCTTGTCCTGCTAGATTATCCGATCTACTTTCGTGATAGATGTTTAACGCCAAACAATAAAGTTCAGGGTGAGTTTTACTATTGTATAACTCTGGAATGCTTTTAGATTCAACACCATTTGTGATGTATATAACTTTACCGTTTTTGTCTGTTAAAGTAATTGTATCACCGATGGTAGCACTGGCGAAACAAAGAGTACTAGTAATAATAACTAGTAACATAGTTAAGTTTAGTTTCATCAAAATCCTCATACTCTATTTAAAGTTAATAAAGTTCTTAGAAATAATATAGTTTAACTACTTCTAAGCTATTATTATATGATAGATTTTAAAAAATGTCAACCGTTAATTTATTTCAATCTTAAGGATGTTTCGGAATGATATGTTGTCGTAATTTATACCGTTTTCGATTAATTCAAAAACAATTGGAGAATTTTGATCCCACATAATTTTATCAGTTGCTGAATATACTGTTCCTGGTTTGAAAACTTGATCTTTTAATATTGTGTATTGAGATACTACAAAATCAAATTTTTCATCTTTTATTTTAAAACCTTCACAGATCTTATCCCATGCTTCTTGACTACAATCAGTTTTCCCATCATATGTGAAGTTAATAGATAATTCATTATCCGATATCGGTATCATTTGAATTAACCCAGTAGGTCTAATTTTAAGATCTCCGTTCCTTTGAATATTACTAAAAGATATTGAATTGATTGCTGTTGGGTCTATATCAACTTCTTTTGACATAGATATACCACCTTCTGTAATATTACCAATTACGAAAGATTTCATAGGCCATAATGGATGCCCGTTTAGACTTACTGAAAAACTATCGTCCAAGTCTCCCGACCAGACTAGAGGATTTCCTTTCCCCCATCCTGCGTTTGTATAACCACTAATAGGATTAGTAATAATGTAGTCTAAGTTGATAGTTTTCTTCATGCTAGTATTTATTGGAAAGCGCAACCGTTTCTGTTGCTAGGCCGGTTGCCCACCCCGAGCGATTATGCCGCTAGGGCGTAATCCTCAGATGCAAAATTATCGTTTGCATTTATAGTTTTGCTTGATTTACGGTCATCGCCTACCGGTAATCTCGTTCACCCTTAACAAGCCAGTCGATCCTGTTTCGCCCCCATCATAAGCACACTCCGTAAAATGTGTTTATGGTGGAGGCGCCCGGTACCGCCCCGGGGTCCTGTTCTTGTGACATACGATGCTGTCAACAATTACTCTATATTTATAGCACCTGAATTAGGTATTGTCAACCTTTTTTACAGCTTCGAACATCACAATCCTATTAAACCCCAACCGTGATTTGCTATAGCATTAAGTATAATAGCCAAACAAGTGAAAATATGTAAAAGGACCCAGATAGTCCTAATAATAGCAACCCTGTCAGCTCTGCGGTCATCTTCATATGCCTTTTCTCCTATGGCTTTACACCAATATTTCCACACACTACACCTATATTCTAAGTTTGATATTCCATTACAATGAAAGCTCACTGTTTCCTGATTTACCAAACACTCCTCTTGGAAATACATTAAATGCTAAACTAAAACGACTTTCGCTTGATGTATTAGTCATTACTGAATGAGCTAGAATGCTTGGAAATATTAATACTTCGTTGTTCTTAGGTAGAATACCTACTGCTTCTGTATTGTAATCAGTTTCTTTGTTCCAATCAATACGCAAAGTATCGCCCCAAAGAGTTTTATGATTTTTGTCTTTGTGAAATACAATAGCACCGCTATTAGGATTGGTATTGATATAGAACACTCCACTAATTAAACTGTTACTATGCCAATGATTAACATGATAGTCGTCTTTTTGTGATCTGTTAACCCAACTAGTAGTTATTTCCCAAGTAAGGTCTTTCTGACTACCTATAACCTCATACGCATAATAGTCTATGTGTTCTTGAATTGCTTTTTTTAGGCCCTTGTATTCTGGCCGATGTAGTAATTTTCTTTCTTCTGTTTCTACATGTGTCGCGAAGCCTTCTGTCTTTTCCCACTCATGATTAGTTAATTTCTGAAACATAAGTGGGTCAAGCGGTGCTAATTGACTCTTGTATAACGGAATTGAAAATAATGGTATTACTTCATGATTCATTTTAACCACGCTACTCTTTTACCTTCTTTGATTCTACGAGCATGTTCTGCTTCACTGCCTGGATATCTCCAAGCCCAAATAGCGACTAGCGCCATAAAACATCCGCTCCATAGTACTGCCTTAAGGTTGCCAGTAGCATAGTAAGTGATTGCTAGTGTGGACGACATTACTGCCACCATAGCATATTTTCCTTTTGTAGGAAAAATTCTTTTGTTGTTCCAGTTAGTTAGAAACTTGCCAAACCAAGGGTGATTGTATAACCATGCCTCCATCTTTGGACTGCTTTTGGCAAATGCCCAAGCCGCTATTACTAGAAAAATACTAAAAGGTATACCGGGTGTTACAAACCCAATATATGCCATACCTACACAAAGGAAACCTATTCCCATGTAGATATATTTTTTTATTCTATTCATTTAATCTCCTGCGCAGATTGTTTGGCTGTTAGAACCTGTTTGGATTGCCGCGCCGGTGTTGGTAGTATCTGTAGTTCTTGCTAACTCCCTACCTTCAACTCTAATACTTTGACTGCCTTGTATTACTACACTGCCTTTTGCTGTTGTAGCACCTACTGTGGCAACGTCATTAAAGTTTGCTCTGACAGATGTATTTGGACTAGCAATTAATACTGCGTCTGCTACATCTTCGTTTATAACTGCTAAATGTTTTGCCATTATAGTCTCCTAAACAAATTGTGGTCCTCTACACCAGCCGACTAAACTTTTCCTTGTTCCGTCATTTACTGGTGTAACCCTGTGCCAAACGTAGCTTGGAAATATCACAAGGTCGCCCTTCTTCATGCTAATAGTAGTTATTCTTAAAGCATCGCCTGGACTACCTAATTCGAATTGAAAATCTCCACCCGCAAAATCATCATTTAATAGCAGTGTAAAACTTAGTTTACGTGTATCATCTTCATCAAAGCGATTATCAATGTGCCAGTCATATTTTTGATCTTTTGAATATTCTGTGTATTGGAATGGTTCACAGGTTGTTACATTAAAGTTCCATCCTGCTTGTATGTTAGCATCAGTTACATATCCCCAAACTTTACCAAATATCTCTTTTCCTAAATGGTCCTGTGCTGTAAGAAATTTAACTTTACTTGCTCTAGTATTGACGTTGTCTTGAGTATCAGTTTGTGCTTGTTCTACTTGTAAATTTTCACTTGTAATAAGATTTGCTAACTCGTCAAGTGGCTGGTTATCATATAACCAATATGGGCAAGCTCTTATCACGTTCCGGCAACGCTGATCCTAACATCAGCTTCGGCTTGTTTCGTGCTGGCCTCGGTTGTCTCGCCAGCCGCAGTGTTTCCTGATATAGAAGCCTTTAAAGCATCCCACTTTTGTTTAGCCGAAGCATATAAAGCAGTGTCTTGAACATAATCTAAAGCAAGATCGCTGGCAAATTCTGCGCCCTTGCCAACTTGAGTAGTTATAAACCCAGTGGCATTTGCCTGTACTGCTACTATTCCAGCGTCTGATACTGATGATTTAATAGCGTCTTCAAGTGTTGGCTGAGGAACCTCAACCTCTGGTAAGCCAGAACGTTTTAGTGCGGATTGTGTCGCGGCTTTTTCAAACTCTGCTTTTTTGTTTTGTTGTGCTACAAAAATTTGTGCTGTAGCATTAAGAACAGCCAATGACGATCCAATCTGTGAAACAGCATTATCACTCTGACCTGTTAGTGCCGCGCCAATTGCGGCTAGGTTGTCTGATGAATTTTGTTGGGCCGCTGATTGAGTATCTTGTACTCTTAACATTGCTCCCATAATCGAGTTGACTGTTCCTGCAGTAGAGGATGCAGTTGGAGAAAAGGCCGTGTTAAACGCAGTAGTTTGTGCTGTTATCGCGGCTAATACGTTATTAAGAATAGTGTTTTGCTCGTTTATTCTGTTAGCTATTGTTTCAAACTCTACAGTGTAATTGTATGTTACACCAGAACCGGTAACACTAGTACCGGTAAAACTCCATGCGTCAGGTGAGGCCATCTATAAACTCCTTACTTTGTTACCATTGTTAGTCCAGTAGTTGTTTCTAGATATTGTTTGCTAATACCTTCTTCTGTCTTGTGAACTAACATAATTGTACTTGTATTTACCCTGATTTTTTCTCCAGGTGATATACTCATAATCCATGGCATCATTCCTAGCCCTTGGTTATTTGGAACAAGAGCAAATGGCTTAGTAACCACTATACCGCTTGGTTCTTCTTCTATCAGTTTAGCAATGATTTCTTCACCGCTAGTAACTTTAAATGAAACAATATCGCCTTCTTTGTATGGTGTTGTTATTAACATATATTATCCTAGTGAATGTCCAGTACCGTTATATCCAGTGTCGTCAAGATACTTCATAAAAGTTTCATATCCACCTACTGCTCGACTGTTAACTTTAATCTGTGGAAATGTTTTAGCACCCGGAAACTGTTCAAAAACTTCTTCACGTTCGAAGTCTTTTCCAAGTTCTTTATAAGTGTATTTAAAACCTCTGTTTTCGCACACTGCTTTTGCTTTTTGACATGATGGGCAAAAAGGCTTGCCCCAAATTTCTATACTCATAGTTTAAATCCTTTAAATGTGTCCTCGGAGATATCTTGCTTCACTCCGCCAATTAAGTAAGATTCAACTTCTGTTTCTTGTGGAGCAACTTGAAGTCCAGCACTAGATAACCAATGCTGTGTCCAAGGTAGTGGGTTAGTGTTTAGTGGACGATCATAAATCATTTTCATGCCAAGTGCTTTGAGTCTTTTGTTAGCAATAAACTCAACATAAGCATAAAGTAGATTAGTATTAAGACCAATCATAGATCCGTCTTTGAATAGATAGTCTGCCCAACGCTTTTCTTCTTCAACACACTCACGCCACATGTCATACATTTCTTCTTCGCACTCTTTGGCAATCTTAACAAAGTCTGGATCATCGTTACCTTTGGCCCAATGCTTAAGAATGTGTGTACTCAAGTTTAAATGTGTTGCTTCATCTCTAGCGATAAGAGAAATAATCTTTGCTGAACCTTCCATAAGTTTAAGTTCACCAAACGCAAATGTACAAGCAAAAGATACATAGAAACGTAAACCTTCAAGAATGTTTACAGTCATCATTGCTTTATACAATGCTTTCTTTACATCGTAGATAGTTCCTTCACCTTTGTGAAAATATGCGTCAGCAATTTCGTTGAACGCATCATAATTCTTAGTTACACTTACAGCACGTTCAATAATTTTATCATCATCTAGAATAGTATCAAATACTTCTGCTGGGTCTGGATACACGTTCTTTACAATATGTGTGTAGCTACGTGAATGAATAGTTTCAAAGAAGTCCCAAGCAACAATACAACTTTCTAGTTCTGGATTGGAACAGTAAGGTAAAAAACTTAAACAAGGACCGCGTCCTTGTACACTATCCAACAGTGTTTGATATTTTAGATTACTTGTAAAGATATGTTTTTGTTCTGGACGGAATTCTGCGTAGTCGCCTCTATCCTTTTGTAGTGAAACTTCTTCTGGTCTCCAGAAATAGCTCAACATTGTTTGATTTAATTTATCATACTCAGGATATTTAAATACGTCATATCGCTGTGTGTTTTGATCCGCTCCAAAGAACATATGTTCTTTAGTGAAATCTACCTTATCTCGGTTGAATACTGTTTTACTCATTCGCTTCCTTTTACCTTCTTTCTTTTTCGTCATATAACATTAGATAGCACAAGCATCACAATGCTCGTCGTCTTGTTCAGATGTGTTTGGTGAATGTCCATTGACACCATTCACATGGCCATTCATACCATTTAGTTTAACATCTTCTTTTGCTGTGTCAACATCCTTATCATCCAAATCGTCTTCAGCGCCTTTGAAGTCATAAGTGTTTTGATAGTAACTTGTTTTCCAACCCATCTTATAAGTTGTCAACATGTCCTTCATCATAATACTCATAGGAACTTCGTTGTTTTCAAACTGTAACGGATTATATGACCAGTTACCTGAAATAGCTTGATCAAAGAATTTCTGCATTACACCAACAATGTTAATGTAACCTTCGTTGCCTTCCATTTCCCAAAGTAATGTATAAAAATTCTTTAGTTGTTGATAGCCCGGAACAATCTGTTTAAGAGGCCCTTTCTTTGACTTCTTAACGGACAAGTAGCCTCTAGGTGGTTCAATTCCATTTGTTGCGTTTGACACAACGGAACTGCTCTCTGATGGCATTTGTGCTGACAAAGTTGAGTGCCGTAGGCCGTGTTCCTTGATATCTTTTCGTAAAGCAGTCCAATCATGATTTAATTTTTTACCTACAATAGTGTCGATATCTTCCTTGTATGTATCAATAGGAAGTATGCCGTCGCTGTACTTAGTTCTATTAAAAGATTCACAAGCACCTCGTTCTTTAGCAAGAGTGTTTGATGCTTTTAACAAATAATATTGGAAACTCTCAGTAAGATCGTGGACAAGTTTCCAAGCCTCTTTGTCGCTGTACTTTACATGATGTTTGGCTAGGTAATGTGCTAATCCGATATAGCCAATACCTAATGAGCGTCGAGCTTTTGTAGATTTCTCTGCGGCCTTGACTGGATAACCTTGATACTCAATGATTTCCTCAAGTGCTCTAACGGCCAAATCACATAATTCTTCAAGTTCAGCATTTTCTTTATTAAGTGTCAGTCCACCAATATTGATAGCACTTAAGATACAAAGAGCAATTTCACCGTTGTCATCATCAATATGCTGTATTGGTTTTGTAGGCAATGTGATTTCTTGACATAGGTTACTCATATACACCGGATCTTTAAATGAGCTGTGTGTATTACAATGATCTACATTCATAATATAGATACGTCCTGTTTCTGCTCTTTCTTTTAATAAAGCAGTAAACAACTGTTGGGCATTAATTTTCTTTTTGCGAATGCTTGTCTTACGTTCATACGACTCATAAAGTTCTTTAAACTTATCTGCGTCACCGAAGTATGCTTCATACAAGCCAGGTACATCATGTGGCGAGAAAAGAGTAATATCGCCACCACTTAGTAGTCTTTCATACATTGTTTTGTTCAATTGAATTGAATAGTCTAGTTTGCGTACACGGTTGTCTTCTGTGCCTTTGTTGTTTTTAAGAACTAAAACATCTTCAATTTCATAGTGCCATAATGGAAAATGTGTAGTAGCACTACCTCCACGTACACCATTTTGTGTACAACTTCTTACTGTTGCTTCGTAAACTTTTAGAAACGGGATCACACCTGTGTGTGCTACTTCTCCGCCTCTGATTTTAGAATTGATTGCTCGTACTCGTCCCGCATTGATTCCAATTCCTGCCCTTTGAGCAATGTAGTAACCGATTGCGCTATTAGAGCTAAAGATACTAGGAAGAGTATCATCCACATCAACAAGAACACAACTGGCAAACTGACGAATAGGAGTACGCACTCCTGCCATGACAGGCGTTGGTATGTTGATTTTAAAAAGTGAGGTCGCATCATAATACTTCTTCACATAAGTTAGTCGAGTGTCTTGTGGATATTCAGCAAACAATGTAGCCGCAATCATCATATACATAAACTGCGGAGTTTCATAAATTGCTCCACTGCTTCTATCCTGACACAAGTACTTATCTACAACCTGACGAAGACCTGCGTATGTGAATTCCTCGTTACGGTCGTGTTTGATATACGTATTAAGTTTTTTTAATTCTGTTTCTGAATACTTTTCACGGATAGAAGGATCATAAACACCACGTTTAATGTTAAGGTCAATAATGTCGGAAAGAGAAAGGTGATCATATTTACCGTATACTTGTTTGTGTAATCCGTAAAGCAACAACCTTGCGGCCGCAAACTGATAGTTTGGATTGTCTAAAGAAATCAAATCGTTAGCTGATCTAATAAGAATATTTTGAATTTCGTCTGTGCTCATGCCATCATAAAATTGTAGGTCGGCATTCATTTCAATCTGTGAAGCACTTACTCCCGATAATTCATTACATGCTTCTTCTACTACAAAGTGAATCTTATCAAGATTCAGGTTTTCTTTTCTTCCGTCTCTCTTAGTGATCAGAATCTCTTTAGTTTGGTTCATTTTTCTCTCTTTCCTTAATTGTTTCCCGTCAGTTGAGTATTTAATATCTTAAACAAATAATCGTCTACTTCTGACTGTTAATATTGTCCCAAAGCAGTATAGCAGATGGGGGCATGTTTTCTATAGTTGTAACAGCGCCATGATGTAGATTAAGAACATGTTTATTATCAATAACACACATATATCTAGGATCTTCTTCTGGATGTACTGACGTATATATTTCGCATTTACTCTCCTTAAAGCGAGCAGTTAAAGTTAAAGTATAACACATTCCGAGAGCAATAGCAAGAAGATCATAGTGGTTGTTGATTACCAATTTCCACGGGTCTGGCCAAGACTGTGTATGATAAGGATCTAACACTTTAGAGTTGTATGGAGTCTTTGCCCAGAAACGGGCTACATCGTCAAAGGGTGTTTCGGATGTTTCAAGTAATTCGCGGAATTCTCTCCACGCTTTTAGTCTATCTTCTGTACGTAAATCAAACACCGTAACTAACAAAGTATGAGATAGTATCAGGGGTCACGCCAGCGTCTGGGTTAACATAGTCTAATACCATTGTTTCACTTCCAGTTGTTGAGTCGCTCCTGTCTACTAATCTAATACTAAACTCTAATGAAGTAACATTAGAATCTCCGTTGTTAGTTGTAGTATATCTATCAGTAATAGTTGGATTTTGTAAATTATCGCCGTTTGCTATTACAATTTCACCTTGACGTGAACTTCCGTTTTGAAAGTCTACGATATAGTGTAAGGTTGTTTTTCTGTTTAAAGCAGAAAACATTGCTAGTGGAGTTGGCGAAAAGTTAACAAACAAACTTTGTTTAATTTGATCATTAGTTGTAACCATCGCACCATTAAGTACTTCTGGGTAATGAACACGTTGATCATTTGTAAGTACCTGTGAGTAAGCAAGTTTTTGTCTATCAAAACTATTGTCAATAACAACGTTGTTACCATATTCTCCAAAAACTATAATGCTTCTTTCTGGGTCAGTAACTTGATTAATATCGTTACCACAATTAATAATTTTATTCTGACTAAATTTAAACCCTTGCCCATGGTCTGCTTGTAAAACAGATCCTACAACTTCTTGAAATGTGTTATGATCAATGTTCCAATCACAGATTTGTCCTGAAACACCATTAACTTCGATAGCATAATAAAGATTATGGAATTCACTATCGTTAATAGTTACTCCGCAACTTAAGGCAGTTGGTTGTGTAAAATTAAATGCTCTGTAAGCATTTTGAAATCTACAGTCTGTAAACTCTAGTCCTGAAAGCACAGTTCCAGAATTGTTCGTGTTGCTCATGAATACCATGGCATCTGTTACAGGTGCGTTTACTACGTCTTGATTTGTTGATTTAGGTCCTTCAAAAGTTACTCTGTTAAATTTACTATCTTTCAATCCGCTAATATTAAAATGTCCTGTAGTAAATCTAAATGTTAATCTGTCAATGATAATATTTTGTGGTCTATCCAAAGACTGCCAATTAGTTGAGCTTGTGCCTGCGCTAGATGTTACACTAATACTAGAGTCATTTACAAGTATAACTGCTCCAACTTGAGACTCTCCTTCAAGCAAAGCAAAACTTGGAATAACTAGATCATTAGCAATTAGGTAATGTCCTGTAGGAATAAAAAGCTGTTTACGAAATTCAGCATTTGAATTTCTAAATAACTCATCTACAGCATTTTGAAATGCTTGTGTATCGTCAGCAATACCATCGCCCACAGCACCAAAGTCTTTTACATTAACACGATCGTCTAGTTTTGATTGTAGTGTTCTAAATACACTTTTTGTAATACTAGCATCGTTTCTAGCAAATTTATAACTTTCAATTAGATTAAGTAGGTTGTCATGTTCTGTTAAAACTTTACTGTTACCTACAGCAGGAGCACCTTCCTGTACGCTTCCGTTACCAATGTATAATTCTTGTGTATCTACAGCCCATGCTAGTTCACCACTTGATAATTGAGGTACGCCAGCTTCGCCGTCTTTACGACCTCTACGTACTTGAATCTTTGAGATTTGGACAACTGCCATCTAATTACTCCTGAATATTATAAACTTATTTATCTGGAGCAATGCTATAACTTGTAGTATTCTTCCAGTTTAGCAAGCCACATATCTTCGTATTTGTTCCAGTTATCGGGTGTTAAATCAAACTGTTGGTATTCAAACGCTCTGCTACACATAAAAATGTGTCCTTCACGTATTTCTGTACCATATACTTCGTTGTGTGCTAGAGCATAAGCCATAAGTTGTAGATAATAATCCTCTACCCATTCTGGTTTCTTGGGCTTATTAGTTTGTTTGTAGTCCATGATAGCAGGGTTACCTTTGTAAGCACCCACTAGGTCTGTTGTTCCTGAATATAAACCTGGATAGTATAAACTTTGTTCCATGCTCCATATTTCATCAACATTACATAAAGCATTTTCTATTATTACTGTTGCCATTTTATTTGCTTGTACGTGTACAGGATTGTTTCCTGGCTGTCTTTGTTCACCTACAACAAATCTTTCTAAGTTAGCGTGCATTGCTGTTCCAACGCCTGCGGCTTCAGTTGTAATTTGTTTTGCTCTTTCTTCTCCTACACGTTTCTTCCATTCATTAAGATGAGTCATATCTTTGGTAGAACTTAGGATAGTAGTAACTGAAGGAGTTTTCTCTCCGTCTGGTGTTAGATAAACTCTTTTACGAGTTACCGGATCATTAATTTGTTTACATTCATGATATTTTATCTTTTCCACAAACGGTGGAGGATTTAATAGTTCTGTCATTATACATTCCAATTGGCTGTGCCTATATTCACAGCATCACGTTATTGTATATTAATTTATTGGATTTGTCAAGAGCTAATGTTGTTCATGGCTGCCGAAGCGGCAGTTTTGTTTACATTGTCTTGTGCTTTTTCAGAATCAGTTTTGGCTTGTTTGCTATCGCTGTCTGGTGCTCCCGGTACGTCTAATTCAATACCGTCACTGTTGTAATCATGGACAAGCGATTGTATTAGTTGACTACTGTTGTATACTGCGTCAAATGTTTCGTAGTCAAGCGGTTCTTGGTTTGTTTTTTGTAGTAGTGTGTTAATACCTTGCCAATTGAATTTGGCAGGTTGTGATTTACTTTTGGAACGACCAATTAGTGTTTTGAAAATAACTGCTAGTGCTTGAACACCACTTTGATCTATTTCGTAAATTCTCATTGTAGATTTAAACTCTTTTTCATGTCACCTAGTGACTTTTCGATTTCTTTTACTTTAGCTTGATAGGTTGCTTGAAGTTCATTGTTGGCTTGCGCCATTGCGGCAATATCACCAGCTGGATCAGTTTGTTGACTATTACCTGATTGATCAGTTCTGCCACCTAAATTTAAGTTGTTTGAAACTTGTTTGCCTATTTGTTTTTTAATTTGTTTTTTGCCTACATCAGCTAAAGAGCTTCCTGCTTGACTAATAGTACCACCTACACCCTTTGCGACTTTACCTACACCACGTGCAGCGGCACCAACTCCTTTAGCGGCTAACTTACCTAATCCCATTGCTCCTCTGGCTGCCAAGCCAACTCCTGCTCGGGCAACGTGGGCTAATCCGCCAATTGCTAATGGAATAAGTGGAAGTATTTCGTCTAGCTGTTCTTCGGTAAGATGAGGATACTCTCTTCTAAGTTCTTCCCTTATCTGAGAAAGTTCATCTTTACTGTATTCAACTTCATAGAGACGCATTTAGCCAGCCAATGTTCTTAATAGCGAGTGTGAATGATCAACTGATTCACGCTGTGCTCTACCTGCTTCTTCATCACCACCAGCGGCTGGTTCGGCAGTTGCGAAATCGTCTTCTGGTGCTTCGTCACCTGCGTCCATGTCTGGATTCATTTCATCAGCATCTGCTGGTTCTGGCATATCAGGTGTTTCGCCTTCTGGTTCAGCACCTAACATATCTGTTGGGCTTTCTTCGCCAGTTAATGTTCTTACACCACTTGCTAGAGTTTCACGTGCTTGTTTTAAATTATCTAATGCGCTTTCAATAGCAGGTGCCACTGTTGAAACAAATTGTTTACTTGCTTCTAGGCCCATTTCATCTCTAATGCTGTCACTTAGGTCAAGCATTTGATCGTTTTCCATTGATGCTAGTTCTTCAATCCAACGGCCTACTTTATCAACCATTGTCTTAGCGGCAACAATTGCACTAGCTTGATCTGTTGCGCTTTCATTAACTTGGGGTTCCATTTCTTCTCCTTGGGATTCTTCTGGTGCTGACTCTTCAATACCTGGGTCGTTATCTTCTCGAACAGACAATTCAGCATTTACAGCATCAAGCATCCATTGTGCTTTTGTATATGTTTCATTTTCTACTGTTTCGTTAAAAGTAGCACTTTGTTTAAAGTTAAAAATCTGTGTGCGTAATTTATTACGCATATCTTCTAGGTCACTAGTAGCATAGGACTCTAAATTAAGTTTTGTACCGAATACTTTTTCAACTGTTTCGTTGATCTTCTTCGAATCTGTTTTTCTAAATATATCTGTTGTTTTCATGACTCTCCACCCAAGTAAGTTATAATGTATTTATTACTTATAGCGTCAAACGTATGGCTTGAAATTTTGCGGTTTCGTACTTATCTCTAGCATGTAGCATCCTAGCAATGTACAAATCCTGTTTAAACTCATCGTTATTCTTCTTAGCTTTAATTAATTTATCTTTAAATGCGCCATAGTCTTGTAATGCCGAACCGAAACGCTGGTCAGCATTAAATATTTCTTTAATTTTACTATGATCTCTTTGTAATGCTATAAGATTAGCTATTTTGATAGCACATTTGTTTAGATGTATTCCTTCGTATAGTAGACGCATAGACCTAGCATCATACAGATCCTTGTATACACCATTGCTTACCATAAGGACACTACCGATAAGAATACCTTCATTGGTTTTTTGTGGAATTACAAAGTCTTGATCCGCAAGTGTTTTATGTACTTTACGGATTACCCTGTCAAGTTTCTTTTGAATATCAGTCATTAAAAAAAGGCCCTGTTATATAGCCTTTGTATTTAATATGCTAATATAATTGAAGCCCTTATCCTGGCATTTTCATTAAAATTACAACCACTGTTGAAATCAAACCAGCTATTACTGTGCCGGTTGTAGTGATAATAACTTTGGATAAACTCTTTTGCCCGTGTACGATGTCGTTATGAATGTGTTCGACTTTTTCTTCAAGATTGGATAGGCGTGATTCTAGTTGGCTGTAACGCTCTGCGCATAAGTCAACATGTGCTTCTAAATTTTCTCTTTCTAGTTTGGTTGTTTGGATACCAGCCATTTATTATAAACTCCCGTTATCGCTCCGATAACAAACTTATGGTTAATAAAGTAAACTCTTAGTTGGCCTTTATTGTTTGCCTGGTATTTGCCTTTTGATAATGTATTTATCAACTTGCTATAATATTTGAACTTTTGTGTTCGAATTTTTGCCTTTTGTTTTGAACGTTGGAAGTTCAAACTCTGTATTACTATTTAGTCCAGATACTATAGGAATGTTATCTAGATCATCTACAAGTAATCCTACTGGATCATTACCTTTTAAAAATACATCATCTCTATCTGTATTAAATTGATAGCGCCACCACCTTGCTCCATCTTCTTCGAACATTTCTGGATCATCATTGTCTACAATAATAGCTCTAAGCTCAATGGCTTGACGTAGGCTATTAAAGTTAGCCTGTTGCCCTTGTTTGGTCATGTCAGGATCATCCCTAAGAGGGTTTGCCTTTGTGATATCAATTTGTGTCGTAATAATATATTTCATAATCTGCTATTATTTAAGCAGATAAAAAAAGAGCGGAAAATTTCTTCTCCGCTCTTTAGTGTGACGCCTTCCGTTGTCACGGTCCCTAAGGTAGTTAGGAAATATTAAGCAATTGAAGCGCCTGATGCAGTAAGAGCAACCATAGCAGTTGTTCCGCCTGATGCAGCGTCCATTGCAGCTTCTGCGGCTGCCCAGTCGTTACCAGTTGAGTCGTTTTGTGTGTTTTCGTGAACAACAACAACTACTGCGCCTGATGCTGGAGTACCAACACCATAAAGCTCAGCAAAGCCTTGTAGTGCGTTGATAGTTTTAGCAAAAACTGAATCGCTGTTTGCGTAGGTTGTTTCGATCCCTGTTAAAGTGATCTTGTAGAAAGCAAGTGCTGGAGTTCCAAAATTGAAACCTGGTTGAACTTTCTTTGCGTTAGGTGATACTACACCGAATGTATTAGCCATGATATTTTCTCCTTAATCATATACCCCTCTCCAGGGCTGGTTATAATCTAAGTATCCATGATTCTTAGTACAAGTATTTATCATTTTGGAAAAAAACCAGGTCTAACCGACGGTTTTTAATGAATTTAGTTGGGAGTCCAACGATCTCTAGGCACAAGTTTGACTTTATCGCCTGTTTTAACATAACCTTCGCCGCCTGGAACATCGCCTGTAGATGCTGTAATATCTCCTTCGGCTTGATCGAGTTCTTTGATAATTTCGTCTTTGGCTTTCATGATTTCTCGTACTAGGAAAAACATACTTGCCATAGCACCTTCATATTGTTGACTTAGATCTTGAATACGTTGTTGTTGTCCTGCTGATACTGTGCTAGTTGCTAGCCAGTCAAAGAAGTTTTTAGGATCTAATTGATCCAACTGTTTTGCTTTGCTTTTTGTGTTAACAAATTTATACACAATTTCTGCTAGTCCAGACAAGCCCTTAACAGGTGTAAGTAGATTTGATATTTGTTTGCTTGATTTGTTTGCTTCGTTTTCAATAGCACTTAGGTTTTCTGCGCCCACTGCTGGTTTGTGTGTAACGTATGTTTGTCCTACAACAACTAGGTCTGAGTTACCCGAAAGCGAATCTACATTTTTAATTGGTTGTCCTACTGTACTGCCCAAGCCATCGTAGACTGCGTGTACTGCCACGCCCACCTTGCTTGCCGCTATGCGTTTTCCAATTTCACTTTCTTTTTTAACCGTGTATGTAACTTTGTTAGGTGTAAATTTAATTACATTTGTATCTGCCGTAAATGGCTTTTCGGAATAATATAACAAGTCACCAAAAACAAATCCTTTGAAGTTTTCCGGAGTTGCTTTTTCTAGTATAGGCCAAAGACCTGACATGCCATCAGCAAAGTTTTGTCTTTCTTGTTCTTTGCCAGGCTCTATTTTTCCAGTGTTCATTATGAATGTATCAACATCCTTTGGATTAGATAACACTGTAGGAACACCCGGAGATACTTCAGACTTGCCACGCTTAATATATTCCCAAGCGTTCTTAGGAAACATACGGAACTGTCCTTTGTCGTCTCTGCCCCAATATACTGTAGGGTTACCGTCCCATTTAACAGCAACATCCTTAGCACCCGATGCTAGATTTTTAAGAACATTGATGGCTTTGAATACACCACCATCTTCAGTAAACACAAGGTCTTCGAGATGGTTAAACTCTCTACCAACTTTCTTTGCTTCTGTTAAAAATTCAAATGCTCTCATTTTTTAAGTAACTTCTTTTGTCTATTTGTTTTGTCCACATACTTAGCGTGTGGAACTTTTAAATTCTTTTTACCGTAGACATCTCCAATAGTATGTTGCTTACCTGGACTATCAAATGCGCTGTATCTTATATCGACTACTTCAACTATTTTCATTTTACTAAATCAATGATTGAACGCATCCAACCAATACTTCCGGGCTTGTAACTTTCAAATGCTTCCTTGGTTGGAAGTTCTAATCCTTGTTTGCCCAGCGTTTCTCTTGCCGCGGCAATTAGTTCTTCATAGTTAGGAAGTTTTTTAATATAGTTAATGATTGAGTCAACTGTTTTAATATCTTTGATTGTTGCTGTTTGACCTAACAGCTCTTTGGTAATAACATTCCAGTCGTTGGAAATAACTTCGTTGCTATCTGGATCAAGCAAACCAAACTTGGGTGAGTATTTTAAATTCTTTGCTCTAGCAATTGAACTTAATAGAATATGTCGATGCTCTCCTCTCCAGTTACCGCCTGGGTCACCAATCATAGATCCTCTTTGATAATCAGGATTAGATGTAAACATAAAATCTGTTTGTACAAATCCATTTTTTACATCACCCTTAATCGGTGTACGGAAATGAACTTGATCGCCGGCTTTTTCAATCCAGCCGTCTTTTTTCTTAGGTGCTGTCTTGTCACCAGTTTTCTTTCTTACTTCAGTAGCACTTAGGTTCATGATAGCATCATCTTCAACACCGTGTGACTTACACCAAGCAACTAATTTAGAAATTATTGTTTCTTGGCTTACTTCATTTAGATCCACACTTAGATCAAGGTCACCTGAAGTTTCCTTTCGGCCTGTGCTTCCTAGTAATTTTACAGGATGCCCATCCTCATCTTTTGGTTCTAGAAAATTTTGTCCTGTAACCTTGTTTAAGAATTCAATGGTAGGTATAACATCAGCCTGTGGAATTCTCTGTGTTATATGATTGCCCTCGGCATCTTTGAAAATATTATTACTCATTATTCTTTTTCGCCTTACGTTTTGCTTCTGTAATTTTTCTTACACCTCTAGTAAACTTTGTACTATCAGCGCCTTTAATAGCATTAATCAGTCTGCGTTGGAGCTCATCAGCTTCGGCTGGAGTATAATGTTTATTGATTGACTCGATAACATTGACAGCACTTTCAATTACATTGATGGCTCGACTCTCAATGAGAGCCTCTGTATTTCTATTTGCGGCAATGTCATTAAGTTCTTGTAAAATTGATCTAGTTTTAATTTTCATCTGTCCAACGCCTTTTTTATATTTAACCTTTTAGTAACATTTATTATACATTCTTTAAAACACAATTACAACCTTAATTATCTTCGGGTGCGTTGATTTAACGCAGTTAATGAGTAATAAAATTACAAAAATTCGATTCATGCTAAAATAGCATAACAGCCATGCTTGAAAAATGCTTGAATTTTTTTTTAGTTTATAATATACTAATATAAATAAAGGTGTTACAGCGCAGGATTGTTCAAATAATCCTCAAAAGTGACACACATACAGACACTGGGAAAGACCAGGGCGTAATCCACGCCTCACAAGTGATTGACGACTGCCAAAGGCAGTTGCACCGCCGGGGAAGTTCCGGGGTATTGCTTTCCTTAAGCATCCATACATCTTAGGAGAAACAAATGACACA